GCGCATGTGGGCGTGGTCGCGCTCGGTGTGGTGTCGATCTCCTCGCTGTAGGTATACAGCGGAGCGACTTCCGGCTTGGTATAATTTTTAATGTCTGCTGCTGTAGGCATTTTTTACCTCCAATAAAAATCGATCTCGAACGAGGACCCGCAGATCCACTGATGGTTCTGCTCCCTGCCGATGATGCTCGGCGCGGAAGTAGTCCGAACAGCGATCACCTGCGCCTCCCCGGTGCTGAGGTCCGTGTGGTCGTGTGTCTTTGTGAGCCGCGTGTGGATCGCCGTCAGCGCGTCCAGAACGACCTGCTGGCTCTCGTGCTTGCCGTTCAGGAGGACCGGCAGCGTGTAGAGCTCGCCCGTGTTCAGGTGCTCTTCTGTCGCGAAGCCGCCGTTCTGGATCATGCAGATCCCGTTCTTCGGCGGGTCGGACCCATACACGATAATCGCGTATGGCGTTGTGGTTTCTGCCGCCTCCGTGACTTTCTCCATGATGTCAGAAATAAAACTCATTTCAGCGCCCTCGTGAAGGCTTTCTGCGCGATCTCGCGCCACTGCTTCTGGTGACTTGATTTTGCTTTGTCGACCCACTGCGTCCCGGTGCCCGGTGTGGTGTAGTGCCTGACCCGGTGCGTGCCGTCTGCGCGCACGCCGAACCACTGATAGAGCGCATAGACCGTGTCCCATACGATATAGAACCGGCCGCTCTCTCCCCGCTCCACCTTCCCGGACTCGCGCAGGTGTCCCGCCGACTGAGAGGACCCGGCCGAGTATGGCACGTAGCTCTCACTGTCCGCGAGCATCTGCTCCGCGAGCGCGTAGGCCGCGACGTCCGCCGCCTTGTTGATCTCGCCGATCCACTTCGCCTTGTCGGTCTTAACAATTACAGCCATTAAACAAGCCCCAGCTCCCAATGGTGCCGCCGTGTGGCTGGCACGTCTGGAAAATCATCCACTGAGAGGACAGCGTAGTCGCCGACCTCGTTCCCTGCTGCGTCGTAGACCTTCACCCGCATCGTGTCTCCGGCCTCCAGCGACTGATTCTGCAGCGCGTAAAGGTCGAGGGCAGGCAGCGACCGCCGGGCGTCCACGAACAGGAGCCCGCGCAGCTGTGCCTCCGTGTCGTTCGCGCCCTTGATCACCTCGTTCGAGGATTGCAGGTGCACGTGCTCCACGGTGTACTTGGTGTAGATCTTCTGCTGGTAGCGGTCCTCGATGTCCGACACGACGTAAAAGACCGCCGTGTCGTGCAGCATCCGGCTCGGTATAGGTGCGAGACTCATACGATCCACCCCCAATACTGCGCGGGCATGCCCTGGACCGGCACGGCCGGATTCAGGAGCCCCGTCTGCTCGAGGTAGACGTACACCGCCGGCGCGATCATGGAACGCGCACCGGTCGCTGCTCCCGCGGAGCTGCTCCCCTCGTGCACGCTGACCCGGCCGACCGTGAAGCCGCCGCCCGCTTCCTTGCCGAAGACCGCAAGGGACAGACCGTACTCGAGGAAGTATTCGATCTGCGAGCAGATGGCCTTCTGGACCGCCAGCAAGACGGACGCCGGAAGGGCGCCCGCCTCTTCTTCTGTTTTCTTAATGAGGCCGAGGATCAGATCCTCGGCCCGTGCGTCATATCTCGGGAAGTCCGCCTCGGCGATCGCTTCCCCGTAGTAGGTATCCGTGTAAAACGTATAGGTCACGAGCGCCACGGCGTCCCTCCTTCCGTTTCATCAGGCAGAGATGTTCGCCCGGATGCCTGCGGTCCTCTTCGACAGGTTGAAGACGTCGTAGTAGTAGGACTCGTAGTACACGTTCTTGCCCTTCGTCGCAGCGGAAGGCGCAGAGATCATGCTGACCTCGTACACGACCGGAGCGATGACCGCCAGCGGGTCGACCATGATCAGGTTGATCTGCTTCGCCGCCTGAGTCGCAACAAAGCCTTCCGTGAAGTCATACGCGGACTGCATCAGGTCGCTCGGGACCTCGACGATGCGGACGCCGTCCAACTTCGCGATGTTCCTGTCGACCGCCTGGATGCCGTTCGCGACTTCCAGGAAGCGGGTGATGCCGGCAGCCTGCTTCAGGAGCTTATAGGTCGCGGGCGTCACGTAGCAGATCACGCGGTCGCGGTTGACGCGGGCGTTCGTCATTGCTTCCAGATAGTCGTCCCACTTGCTGAGGATGTTCGCCGCGGTGAGGGCGGTGCTGTCAGCCGTGGAGGCTGCAGTCGCGAAGCCGCCGAGCTTGCTCGCCATGTAGGCGTCCATCTCCGGGATCTTCTGAAACTCGTTGAAGGTGCGGGTGATGTTCGCGATCGTGGCGACCTCGTTCGTCTCGACGATGTCCATCTCATCGAGGATGGTGTCCCACTCGCGGTACATCGTCATGACCTTTGGCTCCCAGGTCAGGTTGAACTTCCTGGTGAACTGGCCGTTCATCGCGTCGCGGTTGACGGCGTGAGCGCCGCCGACTTCCATCGAAGGGATCATGATGCTGTTCGCATTGATCGGGCGGAAGCGCTGGCTGTTCTGGCTGCCCCAGATGTCGCCGAAGTAGCTGAGGTACGGATACGCGTTCGCGAGTTCCTTGCCGTACTGGACGGCGTAGTTGATAGCGCTGGGTGTGAAAGGCATAATTTTCCTCCTTATGCTTTACCGAAGCCCCACACGTCCGCGAAGCTCGGTGCCTTGTCGCCCTTCGGAAGGCTTCCTCCGGTCGGCGCGCCGAACTGCGGCTTCTGCGGTTCTTCTTTTTCTTCTTGTTCTGCTGCTGTGAACAGGTCCGGCATTGTTTCCTTGATGGTGGTCAGCTGCTCCGCGTAGGGCTTGTGCCCTTCCTCGTGGTCGAGCTGTCCCCATATCATGTCCTTGTATGGTGCCTTGACGCCTGCGAAGTCCGTGCCGCTGAAGGCCTCCAGCTTCGCCGTCTTGGCTGCGAGCTTCAGATACGCGTCCGACTTCGTCGGGTCCTGCTCCGGGATCGCGGCCTTCGCCGCTTCGATGGCTGCCTCGCTGTCGCTCTTGGTGACGTAGTTCGCCGCCAGCGACCGGCCCGCCTCGGTCATGATCCACTCGATCTGTTCGTCGCTCAGTCCTTTTGCCTTTAGATCTGCTCGTTTGAAAAGTGCCATTTTTCCATCTCCTTTTCCGGCCCGATGCGGCCGCGCTGTGTCTTTTACCGCGTGATTTCACTCCGCGATTTGTGCATGAAAAAAGCACCCCGTCGGGTGCCTCATTCGTCTTCTTCGTCAGCGTCGGATGCTCCGACGCTCTCGTCCAGTCTTGCGATCGCCTGCTGCAGGATGGTCTTCGCCGCGTCGCGCAGGGCCTTCCGGCTCGCTTCATCTTCAACTCGCAGAGCGTTCTCGACGATGCCGCCCGCGGCCCGGATCATGTCACCGACTTCCCACGCTTCCCGGTCCTTCCGTTCCATCTCATTTTCGGGCATTGGTCTTTCCTCCCTTCTTCGGCTCGGCCTTCGCAGCCGGCTTCTTCTCTGCAGGTTCAGCTGCTGCAGGTGCCGGGACGACTGCCCCGCACAGTCCGCAGACGCGCTGGCCGTTTTTGATGGAGACGAACGCCTCCGGGTGTTTACATTCCATCACTGTCCTCCTGTTCTATCTTTTCAAGATCTCC